AATCAACTCCATTAACCCACAACTTACCAGAGGTATCATTTGTTCTTGCATACCTAGTACAATAAATTCTCAAACTAGTTACTGAGTTAGCTGTAGTCCAACTGACTGGACTAAAGGTAACTCCATTAGCAGCTTCACCATTAGGAAGACACCAAGTATTTAAATTTCCATCAAAGACATGTTCAAGAGCTCCCTCCTGTGCAGTACCAGCTATTTGAGTAAGATAATTTGGTTCGTAAAAATTAAAATCTGCCATCAAGTAGTCCTCGCCAAGAACAACATTCCCATTGTTGAATTATTACTAATACCATCAAGACCAGTTTGTTGCGTTTGATATGCAGCATCAATAATTGTGTATACTTCAGATCCACTGACAGTAACTGTATCTCCTGGTCTAAATGATGTTAATCCAGGTGTTGTTGCTACTTGTAAAAGTGCAAAATCCTCTGGGAGATAATATGGACATGGAATCATCTTCTGTGAAATTGGAATATTTTTTATTGGTTTAAACCAATCAGCATTTGAACTCATTGCGTGGCTGAGGTATTTGTCATACGTAGCATTTCTATAATATATTACATTTTGACTCCCACTACCCTCATCAATATTATGATAGTATGTATCTGTAGAGAAATTAACATAGGTTCCTCTCAGATATCCGTATAAAGCATTTCGTGCTAGTGACCTCTCGTATGCCGGTTCTGTCACCGACCCACTATAAACACTATGACCCTGATTGTATCCAGGCAATATAGTGGTAATATTAAAATTACGACTTGCCGCGTTTTGGTCGTAAGTAGTATAAGCACCTAAGAATACATCATCTAAATCAAATACATTTGAACCATATGCATCACCCACCCATAAATTAAAAGTTGTGATGGGAGTAACAATTTCCTCCATAATAGAGCAAAATTGTATTATAGCAAAATTAGTATCTTGAGGTTGTTGTGCTCTATATGTTCTAATTTGTAATGGATATGATTGTGGGGTTGCACTAGTTGAAATATCAATATAGTTAACATAACCACTTTCTTCAATAGCAGGTATTCCTGATTGTTTATCTAAACCATCATACCCCGACATCTCTCCAAGCATAGAACCAGTTTCCTCACTCGCACTCGTTCCTTTATAATTTAACCAACTCCATCCACTACCACTTTTTGTATACAGTTTCCAACTGGAACTTGCACTGTCTGCTAGTGTAAAAGCATAATAGGTGTACTTATATTTTTTAGTAGAATCATTTTGTACTCTCAAAACACCCCAGTGTCCATCATCACTTTTTTGGTACATATTACTACCAGCACCTAAAGTAGTCGTAAAAATCTCTGCAGTTCCGTCATATGCATTAGCAGAACTTTCTGGTGTACGCGCACCAAAACGAATATCGCCAGTTGTAGCAGTACCACCAACATCTTCTCCAGGAATAACAAATATTTCTTGGGAATTCCATCCAGATCCAACAGAATGAATAGTTATATTAGAAACTCTCCCATTATTATACCCATATCTCCAAACCCTTAACTTAAGTTCGGACCTTACTCCACCAGTAGTATTAGTGCCAGCAGGTACAGTATATTTCCAATAATTATTATAATGATTGGAAGCAGATGTGTAACCAGGAATGAGAACAATCTCACCCTTAGATGTGGCAGTGGATTCACTACAGTAAATGTATTTTACTGTTCCATCTTCTCCTGCTATATCTTCAAATGATGGATTTAATTCAGATGCTGGAAGTTCTTGTTCTGTTTCAGTTTGAGGACGACTAGCTGTATTCCATGATAATGTAGCTCCTGGAACACAACTAATGTTTGTAGGATTGATGCGGCCACTAATGCTAGTCTCATCGGATGGATAATATCCATAAGTAGCATCATTATAAACTACTCTCTGATTAGTGTTAAAATTATCTGTATTCATACAGACAGTTATGTTTGTACTATTCCCAGCGTCATTAACAAAATCAATCGCATCCCCCTTATAATGAGTAAGTGTTGGATTAATATAATCAGATACTTGTACTTCTTCTTGCTGCCAAACTATAGAAAACTGGGCAGTTGTTGATGCATATGTATCAATATCAAGTGCGACACCATTAGTTGCATTTACTGCAGAATCTGCAAGTTTAAATCTATCCATACTAGATTTAATTATATAATATACAGTATCAGGTGGTATATTAGTTCCTAATGAATATTGTGCATCAGTTTCTCCTGCAAGATATCTGACAGTATCTCCAGTTTCAAAACCATGTCTTGTGGAAATAATTTCGTCGGTGGCTTGATCTGCCATACCAGCATGGTATGGTGCATAAGTACTAAGACCAACTTGTTTTAAAAGTCTATAATCTGTTCCAACTTCTATAACTTTATATCTATGCAATAATGGAGATCCATATGAAATTACTTCTGGTTGATCACCACCATTGGCATCATACCAATCAGTACTCTCAGTACCTAATGCATACCAATTGCCAGATGGTGAAATACATGCTTGAGGAACATTAGTCAGTTCTGATCCTGCATTGAAACCTAACTGGTCAAACGCAGTTTCTAAAGCATCCATGACATTTTGTTTAGTCCATTGAGTATTACCATTGTTTACGTTAAGGATTTGTGTTTGAACTGTCATGGTAATTATTCTCCTATTTGTAATGCTGTTAGAGTGACTGTAAATGTAGTTGTTGATCCACTTCTATTAGTGACTAGTAGATAAATGTTATCTGTTCTAGGATTGTCATTATTGAATCCCATAATACCAGGAGAAACCAAAATAGATTCTGCTCCAGTAGTTCTCACCTCAGCAATAACACCACTACCTGGGCTAGGATCTTGTCCTTCGCTACGTGTCAAATCTGCATCACGGGATGCATCATCAACAAATACTCTTACCCATGCCTCATTATCAACTGTAATTTTAAATAATGTATATGCTTTATATCCTGTAATATTTAGTTCTGTGGTTGCATTATCAACAATAGATGATGTAGTTCCAGCAACATCTTGGATCTGTGGTACAGTTGATCCTCCTGTAGCATTTACTACACCATTACCATCAATTGATAAACCAGAACCAATTTTAATACCACCCAAAGTGCCAGCAGCAGCAATAGGTAATGTATAACCACCAGGAACAGCAGCGATATTACCGTTAGCGTCTAATGTGATTGTAGTACCATCAGGAATAACACCACCCAATGTTGATGTTGTGGCAACAGGTAATATATACGCAGGTGGGATAGATGGTTTGTTGAGAATTTCACCCAACCCTGATGTAGAATCCCAGTCAGGTTGAACGGGTGCAGTACTGTTAATTATAATCTTACTATTAGAACTATCCCAAGAGATATCTGTTCCATTGCTTCCTGCAAATTCTATAGAATCATCATTATTTGCAGCATCACGCAATGTAAGAATTGCATTGTTACTGGTTGTATTTGAACCAAGTAAATCGTAGGTAGTGCCTCCACCACCTCCACCAGCAGTTACAGCAGCATCAATAGTATTATTACTATCGTTATATGTGAAAGTAATTCCTGTATGAGTACCATTAGCAAATAACTGACTAGTAGCATCTTGTGCATCTTCTGCTGTAAAAGATCCACCACTAGCACCCGAAGGTGCTCTGAAGGTAAGTGTATTAGCATCGGTTCTTTCTACAAGTAACCCATCTGCACCAGCAAACGTAATCTCACTAACACTATTTGAATTAATATCGGAAAGTTTAAGTTTAGAATCCGCATTACCAACAGAAGTCTCTGCAGAAAATGCGAATAATGATTGAGTATTTACATCAAACTGAATCTCGTCACCCGTATCACTAATTGATAATCCAGATCCTGCTACTAAAACAACTTGATCTGTAGTACCGTTAGAATCTTCAAGTCTAAGTATTTTTCTTGCATCATTTTCTGCTGTTGTTCCTCCGGCGGTGTGATCAAGAACATTAATATTATATGTAAGTTGAGTATTACCTAATAGAGTTGCAAAATCAGATGTAGTAATAGAATTAGTTGTTACCAATCTTTGACTGGTCCAACTTACCCCATTAGAGTAATACATCACTCCCGTATTACTGGCATAACCAAATCCACCTGTACTGGTATTAGCACCAGGGAATGATGCAACATCAGCATATGATACTGATCCAGAAGCATTCAGAACTCCACCAACAGTGATGTTCAATCCAGAACCAACTTTAACACCACCTAAAGTAGAAGCATCTGCTATAGGAAGAGTCATCAATGGCGCTGTAGACCATTCTAATGCTGTGCCTGCTGGATTTACCTTAAGCCACTCTCCAGACGCTCCCATAGCAACAGGAGTATCTGTGAGGAGTGTGAATGCCGAAGCACCTCCACCTCCACTAGTTCCTGCTGGAGAAGCATCTACCCATTGCGAGGAATCACCATCAGAGAAATAAATTTTTAATGTTCCCTCATCAGATTTCCACCACAAATCCCCAGTTATAGGATTAGTTGGTTCTGAATCTGAAGTATTTACTTTCGCTCCTGTTGTCCCAGAAGCAGTAGGAGATGCATCTACCCATTGGGAAGAATCTGCATCATCATAATAAATTTTTAATGTGCCAGTATCACTCTTCCACCACAAATCACCATTGTTGGGATTGGTAGGTGCAACATCTGCCGTATCAACTGTATACTGAATTGGTGGAGTGTATGTTAAATCATAAACATCACCAGTCCTAGAAATTTCTAAATTTCCACTACCAGATGGAGAATTGACAGATACCTGAATAGTTGTGACATAACCAGCAGTTGAATGATCACCCCATCCATAAGCAGTATCCCAGTTATTAGAATTTGCTACCGCTGCAGTTAACTGTGTAGTTGTAGCATAACCAAAAGTACTATGATCTCCCCAACCATATGCTGCATCCCAATTTGAGATTTTTGTATTTGTTACATTAAATGCATCAGAAGCAACATAAACAGGATCAGTCTCATTTACCTGCGACAACGCCTGTAAATCGGATGCAATTAAATTAATTTCTTGCCTTTGCTCTTCAAGACTGAACGTTTTGGCTACATTCCTGAGTACCATTAGAAATTCCAGGTAGGACTTGATTTTTAGTTATTTATCAGATGTAGAAAAACGTTTATTTATTCTATAATGGACTGATTGGCCAAGAAGAATGATTAAAATCATCTGCTAATAATTTTGGATCAATATTTGCTGCTGATATGACAGCAGGAAGATCTCTAAGTTCTTGACGATACGTTACCCAATCTGAATCATTAGTGAAAGTGATATCTCTAACCTGAGTAAAATCAGATTCAAAAAGTAAAGATACTCTCCTATTTTTAACTTCCTGTAAATGATCTCTCGCTGCTTCTATAGCATTAGCAACAGCAGTCTTTTCACTAGCATGATCTGTAACTGCTTGCT